TATTGAGTTAGATACTTTTACAAAGGAGCAACTCGCCGACAATGTAATGTATCACTTAGAGCAAGGGAAACCCGTTGAGATACTGGACGATGACGATGACATGATTACCTTTGAGCCTGACATCGACTTAACGGGGACACACTAATGGAACACCATTTATTTACAGACATTCGCAGATTGCTCAAGGATTTTGTAGTCTTGTTAGATAAACATAGTATAGGTAACACAGAAACAGAGGAGGCTAATCGAATCATTGAGGAACTCTCACTTGTTTTAAAGAACCAAGAATTAGTAGACTCAATCGAAACTAAGATTGAGGAAGAAGAACATAGGCAAATATCAGATGACTTGGCAGAAGAAATTCTGTCTCGTGGACAACATTGTCCGAGTGGTAATTGCGATGTGTAGTAGAGAGGTAGTAAATTTTTTTATAAACTAAGGAGAAAGTGAAATGGCATTAAGTAAACAGAGTCAAACCACATTAGGTGGAGTAGTAGTATTAGCAGTATTTGGGGGGTTAATCTATTCAGCCTCAGAACAAAAATCAAGCGTGGCAGAATTAGAGGCAAGTGCGTCTCTTCCTATCATCTTACCCATTGCAGAAACACAGTTACCTCCTCTTATGGACGAGACTGTAACAACTGTATTGAATCAAGATTGGAGTGCGTTAGAACCTGATGGCATACCTCTATTAGAGATTGCTCCAGTAGAAAACGCTGAACTTCCACCACTAGTATCGTAACTATCATAAACGAGATGGGGGGTAACGCCCCCTCTTATTTAAAGGATTCGTATGACACCTGAAAAGAAAGTAAAGACTAAAGTCTGTGAGATATTAAAGGCCCATGATTGTTATTACTTCTATGCTTCAACAGGAGGATATGGAGCGAGTGGTGTCCCCGATATCGTAGCGTGTTACAAAGGATTGTTTCTAGGGATTGAGTGTAAAGCTAATGGCAACAAGCCTACGGCTTTACAAAACAAACACCTGACTCTTATCAAGGGGGCCGGGGGATACTCAACCGTAATTAACGAACACAATGTAGATTCATTTGGGGCAGTACTTAAACACTTACAATGAAAAAAGATAATGTAAATAAACCCTTACACTATACCAAACATAAGTGGGAAGTTATTGACATACTACAAGAGTTTTTTCACAGCGAACCATTACTGTGGCAATGTGGGAAATATCTTTTAAGATGTCTATACAAAAATAACTTAACAGAAGATTTACAAAAAATGATATGGTATGCAAACAAACGAATAGAAAAGGAAAATAATGAAAGAGGTAGAAAAAGAAAAAGCAGTTAAACTAATTAAAGAATGGCAAGAGAAACGCCCCGACTTTAGTAGGCACAAATTATCTCAAGCAACAGGGATAGCGTACGCTACCTTAGTTGACTTTGATAAACAAGGACTTATAAAACTACCAAAGAAGAGGCCATCGTCTGCAAACGGAACTGCCTTTAATAACGCTAGAGGAATGAAAGATTGGCTGACGAAATAGACATAGCCAATGCTGAAGTGGAGGCTCGACTTAAGTTTACCCTTAAAACAGTCAACACTTCGATTAAAGAAAACAACACCGGCAAATGTATGTGGTGTGGCACTCCCGTTACTGATACAAGGCGATGGTGTAATTCACAATGCCGAGACGAACACACTGCAACTTATAAACTATAAGGAGATTGATATGGAAGTATGGAAACCAGATGATGAAGAAGACCTACACACTTTATCTAAGCGAGACATAAAAGTTTGGAAATACTTTGGGTGGACGGCATTATATAGTATAGCGTTGATTCTTGTGCTAGAATTGTTTGCTTGAAACCAATTAGTACAGTAAAGAAGAAGTGCCATGTGTGTGGCAATCCCGACGCTAAGTTCTTTTTTAAGAAGTGGTATTGCTCACACGACATGCACCTACAAGGTGTGTGCAAAAATAATAAAACGAGAGGAACAAAGTGCAAATAGTAACGCTGGACTTTGAAACATTTTACGCAAAGGGCTACGGCCTACGCAAGTACACAACAGAAGAATACATACTGAACCCTCAGTTCCAGGTGATTGGGGTAGCGATTCAGATAGACGACGGTAAGCCCGTATGGTATGCCGGAGAACAGGCATCTAAGGGTATCGCCTTAGTTGACTGGAGGAACTCAATGCTCATCTGTCATAACACGCAGTTTGATGGAGCAATACTAAAATGGGTCTATGGCCATGAGCCAGTAGCCTACCTCGATACACTCTGCATGGCAAGAGCTAAGCATGGAGTTGAGGCCGGGGGTTCACTTAAAGCATTAGCCGAACGCTATCAGATAGGCGAGAAAGGAACGGAAGTCCTACAAGCATTAGGTATGCGACTCGAAGACTTTCCCGAACACCAATTGCGCCAGTACGGTGAGTATTGTAAGAACGATGTGAAACTAACCTACGACCTATTCAAAATCCTATCTAAAGGATTCCCCTTACCCGAATTGAAGCTCATTGATATTACACTTAGGATGTTCATACTACCTATATTACGCGTCAATGATAAATTACTAGAAGAAAGACTCAAGGAACTAAAAGAAGAAAAGACCTCAATGTTAAAAGGGTTAATGAAAACCTTAGACTGTGATACCGAAGAGGCAGTCAGGAAGAAGTTAGCAAGTAACATACAGTTCGCTAAGATATTAGAAGACATGCACATTCCTGTACCAATGAAGGTATCCCCTACTACAGAGAAAGAAACCTACGCGTTAGCTAAGACTGACGCGGGGTTCATTGCACTCCAAGAAAGTGACAACCCTGTACTGCAAGAGTTATGTGCAGTCAGACTCGGCACGAAGTCTACGATAGAAGAGTCACGCATACAAAGATTCATAGACATTGGACTGAGGAATCAAGGACGCTTACCTATCCCACTTAAATACTATGGCGCTCATACAGGTCGGTGGAGTGGCATGGACAAAGTAAACTTCCAGAACTTACCGAGTCGTGATGTCAAGAAGAAAGCATTAAAGAATGCAATACTCCCACCTGATAATCATGTGATACTTAATGTTGACTCCTCACAAATCGAAGCTCGTATATTAGTCTGGCTTGCCGGACAACACGACCAAGTAGAACTGTATCGACAAGGCAAAGATGTGTACTGTGACTTCGCCTCCCGTGTCTATAAGAAAACAATTAACAAAAGAAATAAGAAAGAGCGAGCAGTGGGTAAGACTTGCATACTTGGGTTAGGGTATGGCACAGGCCATGTCAAGCTCAAGGGTGTACTAAAACTTAATGCCGGCATTGAAGTTAATGAGATAGAAAGTAAACGCTTGGTTAAATTATATCGAGAAGTTAATCATGAGGTAGTTAAGCTATGGGAAGAATGTGACAGAGCCTTACGAGACATAGCATCATGGCCGGTTGACCGGCTCCCGTATTACTTAGGCTCAGGCAAATGTCTGTTAGTAGAACCTAAAGGGATTAAGTTACCTAATGGTCTATACATTACCTACCCTGACTTACAGTTAGGTTCGGACGGCTACGAGTATAAATCTAGACGAGGCACTATCAGTATATGGGGTGGTGCAGTGGTAGAGAATGTTGTACAAGCGTTAGCTAGGATAGTGATAGGCGAACAGATGATAGAGATTAATGAGAAGCATAGGCCTGTACTTACAGTACATGATGCAGTGGTGTGTGTATCGACAAAAGCTACTGCCCAAGATACTTTGGACTATGTGATGGGCATTATGAATACAGCACCTACTTGGGCAAAGGACTTACCGATTGCATGCGAGGGCGCATTTGGGGATACTTATGGAGACTGTTAATTACTATAAGCTCCCTCATACATCTAGGGTATCTACTACCCTTACTATTTTAGCCTACAGCACTAGAGATTGGATAAACTATTATAACTTTAAGGCTATCCGACTACCGAACGATTTGTTATTTAGTCTTGACCCATTTTTAAAGAAACTATATGAGAAACATAAGTTTCATGCGGGTATACTAAAATTAGAACCTAATACTTATTATGATTGGCACAAAGATACCAACAGAGGTGTGAGTATTAATATGGTATTGAACTTTGATGGCCACCATCATTGTCTTTTTACTCAAGACCATGGTAAGGTAACAGGGAAGTTTAAGGAATTAGTTTATGAACCACATACTTATTATTTGTTTAATAATCAGCAGTTTCATTCGGTTTATAACTATGATGCTATTAGATTTTTGTTTAGCATCGAATTTGAAGAGACTAAAGAAAGCTTATCATTCAATGACTTATTAGAGGAGTTGCACAATGGCTGACATGATTGAACATAGTAATTTTGTATCAATGCACCACATGAAACAAGAGTGGGAAGATGAGATGGTAAAAGAAGATGACGAAAAGATTAAAGCGGGCTTAACTAAAAAATGTATGAGTTGCCACAAACCTAACTGCAAGTGTAAAGACACTCAATCTTATTGGGGGTACTGATATGCTTGGCGAGGGACTTTTTATTTTAGCCGTCAGTTTATCAGGGGACTATAAAGACCTTGAGTACATTGGGAACTTCCCAAATTGCATTATTGCCATGAAATACTTTAAAGAAAACTGTTCACAACATAAGGCGGCGAGTTGTACTTTAAAGAAATATACTTTATTACCACCTGACCATGTAGATGTGAACCCTTTTAAATTTGATATAAAGACTCAACAATCATGCGGATTTGTGGGTGTAGATACAAGAACTTTTATAAAGGAAGAATGATGTTACACGAAATGTACGATGGACTAATGATAATGGACCACTTTGATGACTGTATTGTAGGGGTCATAAGAGGAATAGATTCAGAAGACAAAGTTTGTTATAGCTATAATAAAGTAATTGCTAAACTCATGCGCGATGATGAGATGGAAGAGATAGATGCGATAGAATATTTTGATTACAACATGATAGGTGCTTATGTAGGTGAGCACACTCCAGTTTTTTTATTTGAAGAGGGCGATTAATGGCCAAGACTAAACAAGCAGAACAGAACTATGAACCAACACATAAGCGTACAAGTCAAGGGGGTAAGGTACCTAAGACTTCTTCCATGAACAAAAGCTTTAGAGCCGGATACAAAAAATACCGAGGACAGGGGCGTTGAAGACTCTTATCCATGTTAACCAACATGTTATAAAGTCAAACAGAAAGAAAAAGGAAGAAGAGCCTGTATTGACGGTTAAGACATACAAGAGTAACACCTATGCACATGAAGTAAATATAAAAGGTGATTCTAAAGTAGTGTACAGCCCAGACAAACCACTATCATGTGGCGCACATGTTTGGATAGAAACCCAATCGGAAGTGGAGATAGTTAGATAATGAGTGATTACACGTGGAGTTTTTCCTCCCTAAAAGAATATATTAATTGCCCTAAGAAATATCAAGAGGTAAGAATATTAAAGAACTATTCATTCATAGATACGCCTCAAACTATTTATGGTAAGGAAGTGCATGAGGCATTAGAACTGTATGTACGCGACGGACAACCTTTAGCTAAAAACTATATGAGATTTAAGAAAATGGTAGATGCTTTGATTGCTATTCCGGGGACTAAATATCCTGAGTACAAGATGGCGTTGACTAAGAAAATGAAGCAGTGTGATTTTGATGATGAGAACAGATGGGTACGAGGCATAGCTGACTTAGTAATAGTAGACGGGGACCAAGCGTACATCATTGATTATAAAACAGGCAGTAACAGATACCCTGACCCGAAACAATTAAGGCTGATGAGTCTTATGGCGTTTGTTTGTTTTCCAGAAGTCAACACGATTAAAGCGGGCTTGTTGTTCTGTATGAAAAATAGTTTTGTTCAAGAGTCGTATACTAGACAAGACATTCATAAATCATGGAAGTCATTTGAGACACCCTTGGATAGACTTACAATGTCTTATGAGAAAGATGAGTGGATACCCAACCCTACACCGTTGTGTGGGTGGTGCCCTGTGGAGACATGTACACATCATAAGCCTCGCAGATAATGTACACGAGAAAGTGTAAGGTATGTAAGACTAAGTTTGAAACGTTACACCCTAAATACCTTTGTTGCTCTACCAAGTGTACGATGATTAACAAAGTAAATAAAAGATACGAAAAAGAAAATGGAGATTGGGGCGCATACTTTAAACACTTATTATCTAAAAAAGAAAAAACAGATTTAACCCCACGAAAACTTATAAATGTATTAAAGAAACAAAATTATAAGTGTGCTTTAACTGGGATGCCTCTTACTTGCGAGAAGATACGAGGTATTATATCTAAGACCAACGCAAGTATTGACCGTATTTTTGCCGGAGGGGTGTATAATAGACGAAACATTCAGCTTGTATGTAGAGCCGTCAACTCTTTTAGAGGAGACATGACAGTGAATGAATTTATTAATTGGAGTAAGAAGGTAACTTATCATGCCATACGTCAACAAAGAAAGACCTCACAAGAAAGAGTATCAGCAACAAAAAGCAAGAGGCGAACATGAGAAACGCATGGAACGCCAACGAGCTCGCCGAGCTATGGACAAAAAAAGCAGAGACGCAAATGGGAATGGCGTAGCAGATAAGCGAGAAGGAAAAGATATTGCACATAAGAAACCTTTATCTAAAGGTGGCAGAAATAAAGATGGCGTGACTGTACAGTCTAAATCTAAGAATCGTTCGTTTGCCAGAAACTCTGATGGCACAATAAAAAACAGGCAATATCTAGCCGGTAAATAAGAAGTAAAATAATAGTTGACTTGTATTAAAGTATAATTTATAGTGTTAGTTCCACTAGAGAGGAAACGTATGGAACTAATTGATAACAAAGCTTTAAAGATTACAGTGCCTAATGACCTTGTTGATAGAATCAAAACAACGGTAGTAAAAACAAAAGTCTTAGACACAAGAGAACATTTAACTGACCTACTTATTCATTGGGGCCCTGATGAATTAACACAGTTGAATTCTATAGTTACATTTAAAAAACCTTTGCCCTCTCCTATAACTAACGACTATAAATACACAGGTCGATGGGTTCCTTTTGACCATCAGAAAACTACCTCTGAATTTTTGAGTATTAATAAACGTGCCTTTTGTTTTAACGAAGCTGGCACAGGTAAAACTTCTAGTGTATTATGGGCCTCCGATTATCTAATGAACTTAGGAATAATAAAACGAGTACTTGTTATCTGCCCATTATCTATTATGACTTCAGCTTGGAAGAACGACATATATAACACTTGTATTCATCGGGTACCTGGAGTAGCTTATGGTGTTGCCGCAGACCGTAGAGCCATTATTAATAACACTAGATATGAGTTTGTTATTATTAATTATGATGGTGTTCGGATTGTAAAAGATGACATCATAGATGCAGACTTTGATTTGATTGTAGTAGACGAAGCTAATGCGTACAAGAATGTATCTACGACTCGATGGAAAACACTTAACAAAATATTAAAGCCTCACACTCGCTTATGGATGTTGACCGGAACTCCGGCTTCACAATCTCCATGCGATGCATATGGGTTAGCAAGATTAGTAGCGCCACATAAGGTGCCTAAATTTTCATCGGCATGGCGAGACAAAGTAATGAATCAAATAACGCGCTTTAAGTGGATACCTAAACCTACTAGTGAAGAGGCCGTGTATTCAGTATTACAACCAGCCATTAGATTTGCTAAGAATGATTGCTTAGATTTACCGGAACTTACATACCAAACAAGAGAAGTTCCACTAACAAAAAATGTAGAGAAATATTATAAAGAGTTGAAGAAAGAGATGTTAATTACTGCGGCGGGGGAAGAGATAACATCCGTGAATGCTGCGGCTAATATGACTAAGCTGTTACAAATATCTGGTGGCGCAGTGTATACTGATGACCGCAAGGTAGTTGAGTTTGATGTGAGACCTAGACTTAACGCACTCATGGAAGTAATCGATGAGACTTCGCATAAGATATTAATCTTTGTACCTTATCGGCACACTATTGATATAGTGGCAAATTACTTAGAAGAAAAAGGTATTACGACTGCCATTATTAATGGGAGTGTATCAGCACACAACCGCACACAAATTATTAAAGAGTTTCAAAACGCAGACAACCCACGAGCGTTGGTAATACAACCTCAGTCTGCCTCACATGGAGTCACACTTACACGAGCAGACACGGTAGTATTTTGGTCTCCCGTTATGAGTGTAGAAGTTTATCTCCAATGTATTGCGAGGATAGATAGGGTGGGTCAGAAGAACAAGATGACTGTAGTTCACTTACAGGGGTCTGAGATTGAAAGAAGGTTGTATGCCATGCTACAAGGTAAGGTAGATAGGCATATGAATTTAGTTGATTTATATAGAGAGGAGATAGGACTATGAGCGAAGTAAAAGCAAATGATATGGTAACTACTTATCTTGCTATCAGGCGAGAACGAGAAAAGTTATCTAAGAAGTATGAACAAGAAGACAGTGTTTTCAAAGACCAGTTAAATAGGATAGAGGAAGCAATGTTAGAAACTTGTAATGAGATTGGTGCGGAAACATTGCGTACCGAGAACGGCACGATTATTAAGTCTTTAAAAGAGAACTATGTCTGTGGTGATTGGGATAATTTTAAGCAGTATGTCCTTGAGAACCAAGCGTTGGAGTTACTTCAACAGCGCATTAGTCAGACAAACTTTAAAGAGTTTTTAAGCACGAGGGGAGAAGAAGGATTACCTCCTGGAATTAGTACGATGAGAGAGTTTAAAATAACTGTACGTAAACCAACAACATAAGGAGAATTACCATGGCTGAAAAGCTTATTCAATTTACAACACCGAAAGGCCTTGCACAGTACCCTTGGTTATCTAAACCAGACACCAAGTTTAACGAAGAGGGAGTTTATAAGGTTGACCTTATTATTCCTAAAGCAGATGCTATTCCACTTTTAAAACAAATTAATGAAGTGTTTGCAGAGAATGTAGACAAACAAACAAAAAAGGCTAAAGGACAAGACATTCAAAAAGCTAAGCCTCCATACTTTGAGGAGCTTGATGAGGCCGGACAACCTACAGGCAATGTTGTGCTTAGGTTTAAATCAAAGTACAAGCCTGCCGTGTTTGATGCTAAGGGTATTCCCATGGTAGATAGTAGTATTTGGGGTGGCTCTGAGTTAAAAGTAAATGGAACAATTGCTCCTTATTTTACTAGCATGATAGGTGCTGGCGTGTCTTTAAGATTAAGCGCAGTTCAAGTTATTCAATATGTAGAAGGTGGTTCAGGCGGAGCTGAAGGATTTGGATTTAAAGAAGAAGTAGGGTATGAACATAAAGCTCCTGAAACTTTTGAAGAGGTAGTAGCAGAAGCTCCGGCGGAAGTAGTAGCAGCTCCGGCAGAAGCAACAACTGCAGAGCCTAAAGTACGCGCTGCGTCTAAACCTGATGTACAACCGGCTGATGATTTATCAGATATTATTAATCAGTGGGCTACTAAATAGGAGGGCTTATGCCTAAGAAATATAGTCAAGATTTTTTATTAGATTTAAATAATTTAGATGGAGATGGAATCGGAGTTCAATTAGCGAAGGCCTGTGTAAATGCAGACCTTCCTATGACCGAGGTCGCTAAAGTTTTTGGGGTATCTCGCATGACTCTTCACAATTGGTTTCGTGGAGCGCCAGTACGGGATAAGAATACTCAAAAAATTAAAACTTTTTTAGTGGCATTGAATGATGTTTGGACAGAGCAATTTGCAAATCAAACAGAAGAGTTGCCTCTTGCTAATCAGAAGTTAGCCAAATCATTTTTAGAGATTAACATAATTCCTAAACTAAATTAAAGGAACAGATGTGCTAAAAGAATTTTATACTAAAGCCATGCCGGATGAGGGAGTATATTGTGTGGCTTTTAATACTCCCGGTACTCCGTCTTTTGTACATGAGTACACCGCCTCGATAGAAAAAGCGGTAGACCTTATACACAAATATACAAAAGAAAGTAAAAACACTTTTATTGCTATGAGTACATTTGAGAGCAAAGAAAGAAAAGCCACTAACACAAAGTATGTTAAATCGTTATATATAGATTTAGATGTAGGAAAAACTAAGGATTATCCTTCACAGAAAGATGCCTTGGTTGCCCTTACTAAATTTATAGAAGACACACACCTGCCTTTTCCGGCGGTTGTTAATAGTGGTAATGGCATCCATGCGTATTGGTTTTTAAAGACCCAAATACCTAGAGACCAATGGAAGCCAATTGCAGATAGGTTTAAGTCTTTGTGTATACAAGAGGGATTAAAGATTGACCCTACTGTAACAGCAGACTCGGCTCGGTTACTTCGATGTCCGGAAACAAATAACTATAAACAAAATCCACCTAGGCCTACTCTAATACTTAAGGACGCACCAGAGTACAACCTTAGTGTAATTGTGGATATTATAAATGAGAAGGTTACAGAAGAGGTACCACTAGAAGAGTTAGTAAAGACCGGACTAACTGACGAACAGATAAAAGAAAAGTACAAAAACTTTGAGAATAGATTTAAACCTTTTTTAATAGAAAGTGTTAAGGGAGGAGAAAAAGGCTGTGCTCAAGTTAAGGATTATGTAGAGAATGTAAAGACTTCTGAAGAGCCGGTGTGGTGGCGGGTGCTCTCCCTTGCTCAGAATTGTGTAGACCGAGACGATGTTATCCATACTATATCTAAAGACCATCCAGGGTACACTCGCGAGGAGACAGAAGAGAAAGCTTTATCCACTGAGGGCAAACCTCATACGTGTATAGACTTTAATTCTGCTAAGGCCGGGCTTTGTACTAAGTGCCCTCACTGGCAGAAAATAACATCGCCTATTCAACTTACTAAAGTACCTAAGAAATTAGAAATGGTTGAGAAACCTCCTGTATTACAAGGAGAAGTCTTACCCAAGGTAACTAAAAAACCTCATGGACTACCAGCTTCTATGGATGAGAGAGGGTATTGGATAGGGAAGAGTGACCACGCAGTCTACAAAACAATTACAGTGACAGATAAAAAAGGAGTTTCATATAATGATGACCAAGTAGTTTATGAGTACGAGATGATTGCCATTAGACATGTGAAAAGCAGTGTTGATGGGACATGCTTAGTTGTTCATGTAAAACATCCACATGACGGCCTACTAGAATTTATTCTGCCCATGAAGGTAGTGTATGACCCAACAGAATTACGTAAGACATTAACCAGTAACGGATTATATTATGATAGTAAACAACAAGAGGAATTAATAATGAGGTATTTTATTGACTGGGCAAAAGATATGCAGAAGAGAAGTAAGTACGATGTGATGTATGACCAGATGGGGTGGAACGAAGATAAGAGTTCGTTTGTTATTGGCAGTACCGAGCTATCACGAGATGGCACAGAAAAAACTACACCTATCTCTAACCTAGCTAGGTCAGTGGCTCCGTTCTTAAGCAAGAGTGGAACCTATGAAGACTGGCAGATTGCAGCACAGAAACTTAATCAGAACGGATTAGAGATGCATATGTTTACTACCTTGTGTGGCTTTGGGTCTATCTTGATGGACTACTCATCTACTACAGGCGTAGCGATATCCCTTACAGGAGAATCAGGTGCAGCTAAAACAGGAGCGTTGTATAGTGCGTTAAGTATTTGGGGTAAGCCTAAAGACTTAGCTGTTATGAACACTACATCAAATGCTTTACAAGGGAGATTTCTAACGTTGCATAATATACCGTTTGGTTTTGACGAGGTAGGGAATAAAAACCCATACCTTATTTCTGATTTTATTCTGTCGGTATCTCAAGGTAAAGCTAAACTTAAGATGCAAGGGTCTACTAATTCAGAACGAGACTATGAGGCACCAGCTTCTTTGATAGCTATCATGACTTCCAATCACTCTTTGTATGACAAATTAAAAACCATTAGGTCTAATCCTAACGGAGAAGCTGCAAGACTTATTGAGTTCCCTGTGAGAAAACCTAAATCATTCATTGATAACGCAAGGCTTGGTAAAGAAATCTTTGATGAGTTTAATTCTCACTATGGTTGGGCCGGTCCACTGTTTGTTAGAGCTGTGTTTGATTATGGTACAGAGAAAGATATTAAGAATAATCTAGCTAAGTGGGAAAATAGATTTGTAGAAGACTTCGGTAATGATACTGCTTACAGGTTTTATGAAAACTTAATAGCCGTAACTATGACTGCCGCTGAAATAGTTAATACAGCAAACATCTTAACAATTGATGTAGAGCGTATCTATAAGTTTATTGTAGGTGAGATGATTACTATTCGTGATGAGGTAGTTAAAGTTAATAACGTTGACTACGAGGCTGTACTTCAAGATTACATTGATGCTAATACAGATAAAATCTTAGCATTCCAAGACGGTAAAATTATTGCAGAACCTTATAGAGCACTTACTATGAGAGTAGATAATGACAAAGATACTATGTGGATATCTAAGAAAGAATTTGACTCGTATCTTGCAGAGCTACCGATTAGTACCAAAGAGTTTGTGTTTCAAATGAAACTGCTTAATATTGAGATAGAGGTTGGCTCTCATGTTAAACAACGCATGAATGCTGGGTGGAAGGATGTATCTAAATCTGCTACAGCAGTCTATAAAATTAAACTAAGTACATTAGGTGTTGAGAAGATTGAGGGATTAAAGAATGCAATTGCATGATGACCCTGAGTGGGTCTTTCCTTTTGAGTTTATGAAGATTGGGGATAGCTTCTTTATCCCTACTTTAAAAAGTTCTAACTTAATTTACTCTATTGAGAGAGGTGCTAAGAAAGCTAAAGTTAAAGTTAAAACTTATGCTGTGGTAGAAGGCGACTTTATGGGTGTTCGTACGTGGCGTATTAATTAACTGCCCATCTCTTTGCGGATAACATCGGCTACTTTTTTATTTAATGATATGCCACCCACACTTTCATCTAAACTTCTTTCTCTTGTTTTGTATGATTTATTTTTAGTCTTACTAGTAATAGGGTTAGTTGAACCTAATGCACTACGATTAAACTTGTCTATTTTTTCTTGTACTTCTTTTTCTAAATCTCTGTCTCCATTTTTACGAGCTAAGTAAGCCATAGTTAAAAGACCTGAACGTCTAGCGTTATAGTTTTTTTCTGCTTGTTTCATGGATTGATTACGCGCATATTGTAAAGCTAAGTCTTCGTTAGTGAATCCAAAAATTTGGAAGAACCCATCTACTGCACTAAGAGGATATATTTCTGCGCCTTTTCTATTAAGAGCGCCTTCAGTACCATACCTAAATGCTTTAAGTGGATTACGTGCAAAAGCCGGTACCATTTGTTCGAAGCCTCGGTATATATTACCTCGTCCCATGTCTGTTATACCACGAGTAGCACTTAGTCCAATGGAGAAGGAAGGTCCTAACCCTTGCTCTAACACATATTGAATTAAGCCAACTTCTGAAATTCTGCGTGGGTCTTCGCGCCAAATTAGATTAGCAAAGCCAGTACGAGAAGCAATGTCTAGATTAATTATTTTATTTAAAGGTCCTTTATAACCTATGTCTCCAAAAATATCTCTAGTAGATTCTTCAAAGTCATAAGGCTCATCGTCATCTCCAAACATAGCATACATAGCCTCAGACAATGCCTGCGTAAATCCATAAAGAGGAACCCCTTGCAACCCTGCAAACATAAAAGT